CGTGAGCTCTTCCGATCTGAGATAGAGGTATTACATTAGATAGACCATTTAAAAGTGTACGTTATGCTACAGAACAAATTAGAGACGGTGGTGTAAATCAACCAGATCGTATTTTAATTGAAGCAAATAGATCATTTTTACAAGCAGAAGTTACAGAATGGATTGATTATCAAATTGCAAATGCTATTTCGCCATTCACAGGTTCATTCTCATATAACAAAGCAAAATGTGTAAGAGATACAGGACAAATTATTGATGCAGTTGCTTGGGATTTATCACATGGTGGAAATGTTAGATCACGATTAGCGGCACTGTCATACTTCCAACCAGGCGGTGCAAGTTACATTTCAGGACAAACAGGTGAAACTGTTGCGGCAATTAATTACTTAAAAAGTATTATGCCAAACATCCTTGCAAAAACAGATCCAGCGGCAAATTATCAAACACTAAACAGTGTTGCTACACCAATTACACAACAAAAATTAACAGCATATGGTGAAACAGAAGGAGCAATCACAACTATTAATGGATTGATTCCAATTATTACTGATGCAATTACAGCAGGTGTAATAACTAATATTCCAAAAGAACTTCATGCACAAAAAACTATATTTGTTAAAACTGGAGAATATCAAGAAGTACTTCCAATTATTATTCCAGAAGATACAGCAGTAGTTGGCGATGAATTGCGTTCAACAAGAATTACACCAGCACCAAGTTTAACTGATGCAGGTGATGTTGCAAAAAGTATTGCGGCACTAACAAGAGTAAGTGCAGTAGTAAGTAATATTGTACAAAACGTAGCAATTACAAAATCTGCAGGCAATACTGATACACAAGTAACTACAAGACCAGCAGGTAGTGCTAGTGCAGGTACAGCAACAGAAAACTTATTTAGAGAAATTTACGACTACATTGATTGGGGAATTAATGGTGCTTCGGGAGATAGTACAGAGCCTACAACCAGAGGTGTAAACACTCCAGAAACGTCAACAGGTTATACATATGCAGTAGAAACATTAGAAGCAAATAGAGATTTCATTATTGCAGAAGTACATGCTTACATTGCGGCAACTTATCCAAGTTATACATACACACTAGCGGCTTGTGCAAGAGATATGAACGCATATATTGATGCTGTAAAACATGATTTAATTTACTCAGGTAACTATAGATCATTATTAGCGGCAAAATACTATGTACATTCAGTAGAAGGTTGCTTACTAAAAGACATGTTCTATGCACGTAACGGAACAGGTGTACGTAACTGTACACTTACAGGATTAACTGGAACACTAAGTGGTGCAAATGCATACGGAACTAAACGTCCAACATCAGGTGCTTATGTTTCGCTTGATCCAGGTTGGGGACCAGCACATACAGATGCTTGGATCACTAATAAATCACCTTACGTACAAAACGTAACTACATTTGGTACAGCATGTATCGGATTAAAAGTTGACGGAGACTTACATGACGGTGGTAACGATAGTATTGTTGCTAACGACTTTACACAAATTTTAAGTGACGGTATTGGTTACTGGGTTACAAACTTAGGTAGATCAGAACTTGTGTCAGTGTTTACATACTACAACCATATTGGTTACCTTGCAGAAAACGGCGGGAAGATTCGTGCTACAAACGGTAACAACTCATATGGTGATTTTGGATCAGTTGCAGAAGGTATTGACTCTACAGAAACACCAGTATTAGGTGAAGTTGATAACCAACAATTAGAAGCACAAATTTCAAATGTTGTTACAGATGGCGCAAATGAAATTTTACAATTAGAATATTCAAATGCAGGTACAGGATATACTACAGAAGCAACAAGTGCAATTCTTACAGTTGACACAATTATTAATAATGATCCAGATAGAACTACTGGTACATACAAAGGTATTACAGGTGCATCTGGCGGCAGTGGAACTGGACAAGAATTTGACATTCAAGTAACAGCAGTTGGCGGTGTTGAAGTTACAGTAATCAAAGGTGGAACTGGACATGCTGAAAATGATGTTATTACAATTAGTGATAGTTTAGTAGGCGGCGGTGGCGCACCAGACGTAACATTCCAAATTGAAACAATTGGCGCGGCAACAAGATATACACTACAAGGTGAAGGTTTTGGAGCGGCAACTGATACAATAACAGTTAGAAACGGCGCAGTATTTGAAGTACAGTTAGAAGAAGATTCAACTGTTTATGGTGGCGATGGTTTTGTTACTATTGCATCAAATGCACAGTCTGGCAGTGCTACACAAATTACACTAGCGGCAACAGATGTTAACCCAACTGGTACATATAATGGTATGATGATTTATATTGTAAGTGGACTAGGCGCAGGACAATTTGGTGTTATTGGATCATTTGATGCGTCAACAAAAATTGCAACTATTACAAAAGAATCAGATGGTAGTGCAGGCTTTGAATCAATCAAAGGCTCTGCAATAGCAAGTACACTTGATGCTACATCAGCATATGACATTACTCCAAGAGTGATATTCAGTGCACCAGCAAGTGGTACACGAGCAAGAGGTAGAGCAAGAGTAGCAGACGAAAAAGTTGTTGAAGTTAAAATTATTGAGCCAGGTAGCGGATATACTAGTGCACCGTCAATGACATTAATTGATGCAAGTCATACTATTGAAGTTCCACATACAGTAAGAATTGGTAACGGAGTATTAGGACAACCAACATACTCAAATAGAGGTACAGGATTTATTACAGCAAGTGCTGAAGTTGTTGGCGATGGTCTTGCAGATATTAGACAACTTGGTACAAAAATTAGAGTTGACGGACTTGATAGTATTCCACAAAAAGGTGCTAACGTTGAATTTGCAAGTTTACCAAATAGATGGTTTAAACTTGTAAGTATTACTAATTTATTAGGTATTGGACCATATAGTGCATTACTACAAATTAGTCCTGCATTAGAAGCAGACGAAAGACCACCTCATACAGATGCAATCACAATTAGACGTAGATATTCACAAGTACGTTTAACAGGACACGATTTCCTAGATATTGGTACAGGTAACTTTAGTAATACAAACTATCCAGGTGAACCATTAACACCAGCGGAACCACTATACGAGACAAATGACTTTGGTGGTGGACGAGTGTTCTATACAAGTACTGACCAAGATGGTAACTTTAGAGTTGGTGGATTGTTTAACGTTGAACAGGCAACAGGTATTGCTACGCTAAACGTTGAAGCATTTAACATCTCAGGGTTGAACGAATTGCAACTTGGTAGTGTTGCACTTGGTGGTGCAGGAGCAGTTATCACAGAATTTAGTACAGATGGTACATTTAGTGCTGATAGTGATAGTGTTGTTCCAACACAAAAAGCAATTAAAACGTATATTACATCACAAATTGGTGGTGGTGTTGCTACACTAAACGTTAACAGTGTAACAGCAGGTACAGTTGAAATCACGCAAAATCAAATATCAACTACTGACGGCGGTAAGATAAATATACTTAACGCAGTAAACTTTAAAGGTGGAATAGACGGTGCTCCAGTAGCATTAAGTATGTTCCTAAATAATTAACGGAGAAACAAAATGGCAACAGGAAGAATAGGCGCATCAGATTTAAGTGCAGGGGCAAATACTACAGTATATGAATGTCCTACTGATAACTATGCGGTTGTAAGTTTAAATATTTGCAACAGAGGAAACCAGGCAACGTCAATTAGAATTGCTGTTGCTGACTTGGCTACACCAACAGTTGGTGAATACATTGAATATGAAGTAGAAGTATTATCAAAAGGTGTATTAGAAAGAACTGGAATAGTTTTAGCCGCAGGGCAAAAAATTGTATGTTACGCCTCAGGTGCTAACATTTCAGCAGTCGCTATGGGCATTGAAACGTCTACGGCATAAATACATAGGAGAAGGATAAAACCATGGGAAGATATATAACAACTACAGGTACTGCTGGTGTTACTAGTCGAGAAATTAGTACAACTTTTAGTGCCACGGTAAACGATAGAATATTAGCAAATACTGCTAGTAGTGCTTACACTGTTACTTTACCGACGAATGCTTCATTGTTAACAAATGATACAATACAAATTATTGACATTTCAAACAATGCGGCAAGTAATAATCTTACTGTTGGTAGAAACGGTAGTTTAATTAACGGTTCAGCAGAAAACTTAGTCATTGACGTAAGTGGTGCGATCGTTACATTAATTTACACAGGGTCTACTTACGGTTGGGTCGTTGGCTCGGTATAATAGGGGAAACAGATGGCATCATTAGAAGCATTAATTAAAGCGAAACAGCCTCAGTCTGAAGAAGAAAATCTAGAATCAGGCAGACTGTATAGTTTTTCAGAAGGAAATACTTACACAAAGTTTTGTAAGTGTTCATGTTGGTGCCCACAAGGTAACGGTACAGCAACTATTGAAGTTTGGGGCGCAGGCGGCTCAGGCGCAAAAATGTGTTGCTGTGGTAACGGATTACCAGGTAACTCAGGATCATATTCAAAAACAACAAAAGTAATGACTCCATCAGATTACATGTACGGTTGTACAGGGTTTGCATGTGGTAACTCAGACGCACTATGTTTTAGAGGTTGCTCAGAACCAACAATGGTTTGTATGGTAGCGGCATCCGGAAACAGTTGTATGTGTGCAAGAGGCGGTAAAGGTGGCGTAAGTTACTGTTCAACAGGTACATCAATGTACTGTTGTTTTAGAGCAGGCGGATTTTGTCATACTAACACAGGACCAAACTGCGGTACAATTTGTAACCAATGTTCAGGACAGTGGGACGCTATTGCATATGGCGGCGATATAAACAGATGCGGAAATATTTCATGTATGGGCTTTCATGGTTGTCGTCCAGCATGTGTATGTTTATTTAGAGGCATGGTAGCATTTCCTCCAGGTATGATTACACAGTGCGGTGGAATTGTACAGTACGGTATGTCAGATGATTCAGCACACTCACGTTGGTCAGGTATGGGTCAGTTTGAAGCAAATGCTATGATTAATGGCGCAGGTAGATCACCAGGTCAAGGATTAACATGGAAAGCATGTTACCAAGGTGATACAAGTTGCGGTTGTTATAATACTAACGGTTGTCAAAGTACTTTACCATATGGCGTTGGAGGTCCAGGACCTCAACCTTGTCCAGGTGTGAGAGATCACGCAACACGTGGTGGTATGGGTGCAATTAGAATTAAATTTGTAGAAAGTTAAGGAACAGGAGCAGTTATGGCAGGATTAAGAGCAATATTAGAAAGTAGATCATCACCGTTCGCAGAAGATAACCTTGAAAAAGGTAAATTGTGGGCGTACTCGAATGTTGCTACATATTCAACATATCCAGGTTGCTTTTGTTGGATTTCACCAGGTACAGGAGCAGTAGAACTTGAAGTCTGGGGAGCAGGCGGTGGTGGCTCTAGAATGTGTTGTTGTTCAGCAACAATTTCAGGAAACTCTGGAGCGTATAGTAAAAGAAATATTACAGTAGCGGCAAGTTGTTACATATGCGGACACGCTGGTAAAAGTTGTCGAAACGGTGGCCTCTGTCACAGAGGTTGCTCAGAACCAGGCGAAGTATGTTGGACTGGTAATAGTGGAAGTTCGGGCTGTATGTGTGCCCAAGGTGGTTGGAGTGGTGCTAGTTGGTGTACAACTGGTACAGCACGTTGGTGTTGTTTTGCCGCTAACAACTGGTGTAAGACACAATATTCAGGATACTGTGGTATTATTTGTAATGCTTGTAACAACAGTTGGAAGAATCAAGCATATGGCGGTCAAACTAACTGCGAAGGTGTAAAAAGTTGTGTTACTTTTTGGCATTGTTATCCAAACTGTAACTGTTCAACTATACATCATACTGCGTTACCTGCAGGTATGTTTAGTACATGTGGCGGTGTAGCATCATACAATTTAGATGATGATAACGGTCACGCTAGATGGTCCGGAAACAGTTTAAATGGATATCAAAATTCACTAAATAGTTTATCAAGGATGCCAGGTGGTGGTACATATTGGTCACAATGTTGGAACGGAGTTCGAGCATGTGGTTGTTATGACACACAAGGGTGTTCAATGTTTGTACCACATGGTTCAGGTGGTCCAGCGGCAACACCGTGTTCGGGCGTTAGAGATAATGGATGGGCCGGCGGAGACGCATTAATTAAAATTAAATACATAGAAAGTTAATGGAGATATAGAAATGAACAAGACTTTTACAGTAACCTATGCAGACGAGCCGTACAAAACGACCGTTGCAGATGGTAATACGTTTGAATGTACGTATACAGGTCCTAGATGGATTTTAGGACAGGTTGACAGAGATGACGACCAAGTTAGAGAAGCAGGACGTAGTGATAGTTCAGCAAGTGACCCAGCAGTAGATCCTGCAGGTTATGAGCCAGATGAATATGATTACATCTTACTAGATGCAGGTGCAAGTGATGCCATGGCGGCTCGTTGTGCATATATGACAGATGATTATACGCATCCAGATGTTGATGATTACACAGAAACAGTTACAGATGCTGATGGTACAGCAACTACATTTACTCATGTGTACGAAGGTACAACAGGTATGCTTGCACACATTTATATGGGCGATAGTTTGTTATACAATCATGAAACGTCAACTTGGACAGATCCAACTTTACGTACTCACAATAATACAAGAGAAGATACGTTAGCAACGTGGGCGGCGCAAGCGGCAGGTATTAGACGTGCTATATCATCAGACGGTGATGCACACAATAATTTAACTAGTGCTGAAAAAACTACACTAGGTAATCATGCTACATGGTTAGAATCAATTCCAGTAAAATACTCAGGTATTAATCATTGGAAAATTCCTTATCCAGATACAGTGTTACCAAACTTTGTAGATCCAGCAGATCAATAAAAACTAAAAATTCTATATCCAATCTTAATCGGATTCAACAGTATTTTTTATAACTATTGTTGAGTCCGATTTTTTTTATGGAGACAAATATAGATGACTAGAAGTAAAGCATTTTTTCTAAACGGCGGCGCTGGGCGTATGCTGTGTTCAATCCCTGCACTAGAATTATATGAACAAGAATCAGGTGATAAAGATTTTGTAATAGTATGTGAAGGCGGGACTGACATGTTTAAAGGTCATCCTAAATTACATAAACGTGCTTATGATCCTTGGCACAAAAACCTATTTGAAGATATAATAAAACATAGACAAGTAGTTAATCCTGAACCATACCAAGTATGGGAATACTACAATCAAGAATGTAGTTTAGCACAAGCATTTGACATTATTCTTAATAATAAAGGTGTAAGAAAATTAGAAAAACCTTTTTTAAATTTAAGTAAAGATGAAATGCTAGTTGGTAGAAAACTAGTTAACGAAGTTAAAGAAAAACTTAAAAAAGATAAAGTGATAGTATTCCAACCTTTTGGAAGAGGAATTGAAATACTCGATGATACACCAATTGATGTGACTGCACGTAGTTTTGAATTTAAAGATGTTAAAGAAATACTTAAAATTTTAGAAAAAGATTATGCTATTGTTATGATGAGTGAAATGAAAATGGAACTTAAAGGCGAAGGTATTAAACAAGAAATAGCAATGCCCGAAGGATTAAGTCTACGACAATGGGCTGGAATGATTAAATTTTGTGATCACTTTTTGGGTTGCGATAGTGTAGGTCAACATTTATCATATGCTGTTGGTACAGAAACTACAACAGTAATTGGAGCAACTTATCCAGTTAATGTAAGTTATCCAAATAGTGAAGGTATTAAAATTGTAGATCTTGGAATGACTGAAAGAGTTTATGACCCTATAAGAATAACTCAAGACGAAACAGTTAATAGATCTAATGAAAAACTTATGCAAATGGATGACCAAATTCGAGATTATGTTATTGGTGTTGTTAAAAGAGAAATTGATCCTGATTCACCCGAAGATGATGTAGCAGAGAAAAAATGAGCCGACTCTTTGTATTAGGGTGTTCATTTAGTAATTATGCATGGCCAACTTGGGCAGATATGCTAGGGTTAGAATTTGACAAATTTGAAAACTGGGCATTTCCAGGCCTAGGCAACAGAGCAATAGCAGAACGTGTTGCAGAAATACATGCAAGAAATCAATTAACAAAAGATGATACTGTAATAATACAATGGACTAGTCATCTAAGACATGACTGGCATGCTACAGATAATAGACATCAAGACAACGCAGGCTGGAAAACTTCTGGTAGCATATTCAATTATATAAATGAAGAATTATATAACGAAAAATGGATACGAACATTTTGGGATGAAAATAGTTATATGATGCACACATTTAATAATATTTTACTAACACAAAACTTTTTAAATGGTATAGGATGCAACTGGCGCATGACTAGTATGGGATATATTAATAAAATGAATAGCGACTACCCAGATGATACACATGGCGAAAAAACTAAAGAAGTAAACATATGGGAAAGTGCTCCAGGATTAAAAATATACGAAACTATATTTAAAGATAAATCAAAATGGATTACTCCAGTAGGATCTTTTGCATGGACACACGAAACTAAGCCTTACAAATTTATTTCAGTACAGGATAAATCTGTTTTTACAGAAGACAGACATCCTACAATAATTCAGCATAATGATTACTTAAATAAGCATGTTTTGCCTAGTATAAACAAAAGCCAAAAACAATCAGATAAAGTAAATTTTTGGATAGATACTATTAACAATTTATATGATAACAGTCGTAAAGATTTTAATCAATTTGTTGGAAATATAAGCAAAAATATTAATGGTTGGAATAACAGTTATAGAGGATTTTAAATTATGAGCAAACCAGTTTGGATAGCAGGTATAGCAAGAGGACACAACGCAGGCGTTTGTCTATTAAAGGACGGCGAAGTAGTATTTGCTGTTGAAGAAGAACGTTTAAGTAGACAAAAATATGACGGCGGACCTTTTGCAACAATGGTAAAAATACTTGATTACACAGATAAGTTAGATTATCTAGTTGTTGCTCATACACAAAAATTACAAGACTCTGCAGGTACAATTGACTATAGCGGAGATGATGTGTATACTGGACTAGCACGTAAACTAGGTCTTATTGACAAAAAGTCAAATGCATATACATATGAACATCCACAAGTAATTGATCTTGCTTTTATGCACCACAAACTTCATAGTGCTTGTGCATTTTATCGTTCAGGATTTGATAGTGCAGTAAGTGTTATTGTAGACGGAGCAGGAACTTTTGTTCCTATCGGAGTTAACAATGAACAAGTTATGAGTTGGGAAGTAGAAAGTATTATTGATTGTGCTTATCCTGCAACATTTAATACTTTGCATAAAGTCTACGGAACTAGAGATCCAATTCAAGGCGGCATTGTACAAATGGACAGTACACAATTTGGTGAGAATGGTCGAACACACTCAGCAGTTGTAAGTGACAGAGCAGGTATTGTAAAAGCATACGAAGCGGCAACTATGTACTGTGGTTGGCAAAGTATTGAAGCAGGTAAAACTATGGGATTATTTCCATATGGTAAGCCTAATGATAAATTTCCAAAACTATTTGAAGATACAGCAGATTATCCATTAACAAATAGAAACATTGTAGTACCAAATTATCCTAACGGTGCATTAATCAATGCTGGGCTGTATAAAGAACTTTCCGAACAACCTAAAGAAAAAGAAAATAGCGATCTTACATTACTACAAAGTAGACGTGATATTGCGTATGCTGTGCAAACAGAAACACAAGAACAAGTTACAGATTTAATTAGAAATGCTGTTGAATTATCTGGTAACAAAAACGTTGTTATTAGTGGAGGATACGGATTAAACTGTGTCGCAAATTATCATTATTTAGATGCATTAAAAGATGAAGGCATTAAAATTTATGTTGAACCAGTTTCAAATGATGCAGGTACAGCAATGGGTGCCGCAATGATGTTTTGGTATGGGTTAGAAGATGAAACAGAAAAACGTCAAACACAAACATTATATTTAGGTCCTCACAATAATTACACATCAGAAGATATTGTTACAAAATCTAAAGAAGCAAGTGTAGAATTATCAGATGCTACACACGAAGATGTTGTAGACTTAATTACTAACAAAAATATTGTAACTATTTTCCAAGGTCAAAGTGAAAACGGTCCGAGAGCGTTAGGTAATAGAAGTGTATTATACGATCCGACAGATCCAAACGGTAAAGACCATGTAAATGAAGTAAAGCACAGAGAATACTTTAGACCATTTGCTGGAACTATTTTACAAGACGATGTACATGAATGGTTTGATCTACGCGGCATGGAAGATAGTCCACATATGATGTATGCTGTAAACTGTCAACCAGGCATTGAAGAAAAAATTCCTGCTATTATACATGTAGACGGTACATGTAGAATTCAAACAGTTACAAGAGAACAAAATAAACATTACTACGATTTAATTAAAGCATTTAAAGATAAAACAGGTTGTCCTATTATCTTTAATACTAGTTTTAATTTAGGTGGTGAACCTCTTGTTGAAACACTTGAAGATGCTATTTGGACACTACAAAATAGTGATATTGAATATCTTTACCTTCCTGAATTTGGAAAACTAATCACTGTTAAAAACGCATAGCGACTTTCTTCAAACTCCGATAAATACATTAAAGCGAGTTTGATTATGGATATATTAAAATACTTTAAAAAAGGCCTACGAGGAACAGTACTAGTTCAAGGAAGCCATTTTTCCTATGGCGGATCTTGGAAATCGGTAGAAACCTCTCTACCACTAGATAGATGGTATCAAGGTGACTTTGCAAGTGCTGAATATACCATTAGTATTGAACTAGGTAGAGATAAAAAAGAAATTATAAAATGTTTATTAACTGCTTCACCAAGCGAAGCAAGTGTAGTAGTGTATGGTAGAACTAGCACAACTACTGATTTAGTTAATGTAACTGCACAAGTTACTAACTCTTACGTTGAATTAGTTTTAACACCAAAAACAGATGCTAATAAAGGTGCTAAAGCGTCCTTTAGTGCAACTTATTTTAAGAGTCATACCTAAATCATTGTTAGATAAATATATAAAAGTGGAGTACTAAAGTGGCCATAGAAGAACGTCAATTTGAATCAGAATTTGGATTTAAAAGTCCGGGTTTCACTGTAGATAAATTAGGAAATATTACAGCAACGTCTATTAATGCCGCAGGTGCTGGTGGTGGTGGAAGCGGTGCTACAGGTGACTTTACTGCTACAGCAGTTAATGGAAATTTTAGAATAGCAAGCGAAAGTGTAATTGTTGGTAGCGGTGATAATCCAACACTAGCAATGACTCGTGGACAACAGTATTCCTTTACTTTAGAGTTAAGCGGATCACCGTTATCATTTAATATATTAGATTCTACAGGATTAGTTAGATATAGTGAAGGTCTTCAGCATCAAGCAGAAGATGGTACTATAAGTAACGGAGCCGCGGCACAAGGATATGTTGACGGTAAAGTTGTGTTTAGCGTTCCTTCAGATGCAACTGATATATTATATTACGGTAGCACAACTGGTACTATCAGAGGAACAATTAATGTTAGTGATGCTATTGCAGTTGATGCTACTTTTGCTAATTTAACTGCAACTGGAAATACAAGTTTACAAGCACTTACTGCTACGTCATTTACATTAAATGGAAACGGCACAGTTACTGGTGATATGACTGTTGAAGGTAAATTAATCGGAGACTCATTAAGTGTTAATGGTCTTGGAGTTGCTGAATTTAATGCTGGAACTAATATTGTTTTACGTGCTGGCAACAAAATAGATATTATTATCGATGATGTAATAATAGGAAAAATTGATAGTGCTGGTACAACAATGCCAGTGATTAATACAACAGTAAATAACACGCCAATTGGTACAACTACAGCATCAACCGGCGCATTTACATCAGGAACCGTTGCTAGTCAACCGACGACAGCAAATGGCATAAGTAATAAAAAGTATGTAGACAACACATCAACAGCATTAGCGATTGCACTTGGGGTATAATTAATGGCAAAGAAGAAAATTAATAATTATAAGTTTAAACCAGGAATAGGTTATTTAGATAATTTATTTCCAAACGCTTATGCACTTTTAAATACAAACAAAGCATTTTTACAAGCAGAAACTGGACAGTTTATTACTGAACGAGTAAGTGATGCTACGGCTTTTCAAGCAGATCTAATTGCATTAATTGATGACTTAGAACAAGAAATGGTCTTAGGAACAACTGCTACACAAAGACTATGGGGACAAATTGAAAATACAAAAGACGTCCAGGTAAAATTAACACGTAAAAGAACATTACAAAGATTAAAAACTGGTCTAGCGGCTTTAAGCAATGTAAACGGCACATATCAAACTGCAATGGAAAATGCAATTGATGAAATCATAGACATTGCTGATAACGGATTTAATAGTGCTACAGCACTTGTTACAGCAGAACGTACAGATGAAGCAATAGGAGATATTGGGCTTGCTGTTGCAAGATTGAAATCTAATCGTGCTTTTATGATTCGTGAAACAAAAGCATTTATAGATGATGATACTCCTGGCAATACAATTACTACTGCTAGTGATTTTGAAATAAATCTTGGATTATTGATAGACGGTATTACACAAGACATATCAACAACAGCAAACAATCTAACTAGAACAATTAACACTCAGATTTATGTTAATACATCTGCGTCAAATAGATCATTACTAGGTGATGGTATGACTAGACTTGGAACTGTAATTAAACAAGTTGTTGAAGGTAGTACAGTTGTACGCACTACTGGCAATGCATTATCACAAAACACATCAGGAACAGATGCCAACACAGTACTAGGTGACAGATGTAAAACACATATATTAGATACACAAACAGTGATTGCAAACGGTACTGTAGCAAGTTTACCTTCTGCGGTATATCCAAATTACAGTGACGAACCTGCGGCAGGACTAGCGGCCGCAACTGATTTAGAAAATAATAAAACTACTGTTGCTACAAACATAAATGCTTTTTACAACTATACATTTAACCAATCTAAATGTGAAAGAGATACTGGATTAATATTAAATGCATACTTGTTTGATTTGCGCTACGGCGGCAATATGAAAACATATGACTATGCAAGTAAATATTGGGAAGGTGATGTTGCACAAGTTGATGGCACACGCTATCCAGAATTAGATACTCATAGTTGGCTAACAACATTAATTAGAGATTATGTTTTTGACAAAATAACATATCCAAAAGAACAATCAGCAACATCACAAACAGTTACAGGCAGTGATGCAGAAACAGGTGCTGACACACCAATTACAGATTTAGGTTCTTTAGTAGTAACAACTATCGAAGGCGGATTAAGTGCAAGACCTACTTTTGTAGATACTGGCGCTGGTTATGTAAAGTTTCCAGGTAACTATGATTCAAGTGATATATTATTAATTACTAACACAACAGATAATGAAGTTATATATGCATTCAACGATGTAAATAATGGCGGCTTTACTGAACAACCATCAGAGTTTACATCAACTAATGGCTACTCATATGATGAAGATAAAGACTTTCCAAAATATTTACAAACAACAGACGCTATTACAAAAGTTTATTTTAATAAAACAACAGCATCTCAACTTGCACAAGACAAGTTGCAAATTTATGTTGACACTGATGAATTAATTGTTAGACCATATGAATTTGGTACAGACTCAATTGAACGTCAGCGTACTGCTGAACCACAGTCAATGCTTGATGCTGACTTTGAGTACGGATTACAGCCTACTAAATGGAGTGCCATTGCAACAATGCGTGGATACCCATCAGTTTACGAAGTTCCAGGAACTGAAACAAGTGTAATTAATGCGATATCAGATAGTAGTGCAGGTACAGATGGAATTGGTAGTTCATTAATTACTGTTACATCAGCAGGTGCACATGGGTTCTTACTTGGTGATGCTATTACAATTAAAGGTTTAAAACAAGACGTACAAGGATATAGTAGAGCAGAAGGTGCATTTATTATTATTGCTGTACCTAGTCCAATTACTTTTCAATATTATGCAAAAGCAAAAGTAGGAACTGGCGGAAATGTTAATATTGAAGCAGAAGCAACACAACTAAGACAAGCAGGATTTTATACTGGTGCAAGTATTGGTATACCATCATTTAGTGTAGACAGTCAAGGTAGTTCAGGTACTATTAGACCAGCACTAATTGTTGACAGTGGCGACGATGTAATACCTTTTACAGTTACATCAGGTGGCTCACCAGAAATTGGTGCTCCATTATCAGCATCAGCGGGTATTTCACTTGGTACACAGGTTACTGGTAGAGTTGGTACTGGCGGCATTGCTGTTACTCCAATTACAACATCTGATTTTCCTCCAGGAACAACAGAAATTACAGTTCAATCTGCAACAGGCATCCAACAGAATATGGCCGTTAACAAAGGTGACGGTACAGTATCACTTGTTAACACAGTTGTAGGAAACACAGTTACACTTAATGAAGCAATAACAACTGATTTTTATGGTAACCTAGTTACATATACAGCAGTCGAAGGTAATAATATTGTAAGTTTAGGATTTGGTGCGGCATTTAGTATTAGTAGAGCAGGTGGCAATTATTCGTTAGTTGAAATTGTTAATTCAGGACAAGATTATCAAGTTGGCGATGTTTTAGAAATTCAAGGTGAATTTTTAGGTGGTATTACACCAACTCATGATTTAAGTATAACAGTTGATTCAGTAGATACTGGCGGTGAAATATTAACTGTAACACTAGCAGGTAATGCTTTTGACGGAACTGCAACTTTTCCTAATACAAATGGTGAGTACCAAAACGGTCAAGGATCTGGCGGAGTTTGGGATATAGGTTATACTTCTAATGTTTTCAACTCAGTTACTCAAGTTAATCCAAGTTTTGCTGGACAAACAGGTCAAACATCAGGCGGTCAAGGTACAGGAGTTTTATTAGACTTTTCAATTACTGATAATGTATACTCAGTAGCAATAGATCCTGTTGATGCAGGAGTATCAGGTTATAGTGTTTATGATGTTATTGAAGTAACTGGTACTAATATGGGCGGGTTATCACCTGACAATGATGCCCAAGTTACTATTGTATCAGTAGACAGTAACGGATTTCCTACAGGTGCATCTGTAACTGGTAATGGTGCAAATGCGGCTAATAACTTTACTAGTGTAACATTTAGTACAAACAATGCTGGTATTGGTGCTAACTTAAATATTAATACAAACGGTGCAGTATACAGTGCAACATTCACAGCACAAGGCACAGGATTTGCCGGCGGAGATACTGTTACAGTATTAGGTACACAGTGCGGCGGATTAAGTCCTGCAAATGATGTTACAATTACAATTGATACTGTTGATACAGGTGGTGAAATTTTAACATTTACTACTAGTGGTACAGCAGTAAACGTACATTCTTATCCTGGAATAGCAAGCGGCACTAATTTAACTGGATCAGGTGCTGACTTTGATATTACTATTAATGGTCTTCTTGAAACATACGGAGTTACTGTTGCAACCTCAGGTAGTAACTATGCTCCTAACCAAACAATTACAATTCAAGGTACACAATTAGGCGGCTCATCACCAGATAATGATGTAGTGTTAACAATTACTGATGTTGACAATGACAGCACACTAACAGCAGGCGGAGTGTTAACAGTTAACGTAGCAGGTACTGCACGAAAAGCAACTGAAGGATTTGCAGTTGCTGATAGATTAAAAATTCAAGGTTCTAATTTCCCAGGCGGAGCAGATACAACAAACGATGCAATTATTGAAATTACAGGTGTAGATGGCACTGGTGGAATTACAAGTTATACAACTACTGGTACAGCACCAGACGGACAACAAACATATAACGGCGTAAGCGGTACGGCTAGTGCAAGTGGTACAAGTGCTACATTTGATGTAACTAGACAAGGTACAATTTATTCAGCAGTATTTAATAATCCAGGAGCAAACTTTATTGCTACAGAAACAATTACAATTTTAGGTACTGATTTAGGCGGAGCAACAACAGCAAACGATTGTACAATTACAGTTGATACTGTAGACGGTAGTGGAACTATTTTAACATTTACAGTAACAGGCACTGCGTCCAATTCCGGCGAATTGTTAGGGCAAAGTGCAGGCAATGTACTTGGTAGTGGAGCAACATTCAATGTTGCATTATCAGGTGGTAGTTATACTACAACAGTTGCAGGCGGTGGACAAGAATATTATCCACAACAGACATTTAAAATTCTAGGTAACACTTTAGCAGGTGCAAGTCCGGCTAATGACTTAACGGTTACTATATCAACAGTAGATGCTTCAGGAGCCATAACTGCAATTAGTTCATCAGGTTCAGCAAGTACTGATGTTGGATCATTTGCTAATGTAACTGCAAACGTAGCAGGTGCAACAGGTTTCGGTGCAAGTTTTGATATTGTAAGAGACGGTACAAGTGCTGATAGTACTATTGGTACATATACAGTAAGTCAGAATGCTGGCGGTGGCAACTATAATCCAAGTGATAAAATTAGTATTGGCGGCGAAAATTTAGGCGGTCAAGGCGGGTCAAATGATATTATTATAGTTGTAGATACTGTTGATAGTTCGGGTGCTGTATTAACATTTACAGCAACTGGTGAAGCCTTTGCAGGAACGTCATTTGATCTTTACAGTACTGTAACAGTTGATACACCAACTATTGCACAACTTGCAACAACACTAGATATTACATTTAGTGCATTAGGTACTTTAAGAATTAACTTTGATTCAGCACACGGATTAGTTCCAGGCGATACATTTATTACAACAGTAGATTCAAGTGATGGTAGTAATAATCATGATTTAGCGTCAGGGTCATTTATTGCAACAACTATACCAAGTACAACATCATTAACATATACTGCTAGAGCGGCAGGTGCAATTGATGTTGCTTCAGAAAATATTGTTGGTACAGTTTATCCAAGACCAGACTCGTTCTTTATTCACAGACCATTTGATGGTGGTGTACAATTAGGAACAGGTGGTCCACAACACGGCGCACAAGCAATACGTCAAAGTAAAAAATATATTAGATATCAGTCAGGTAAAGGTATTATGTATACTACTGGTGCGTTGTTTGCACCAAGTTATGACTTGCGTTCATGTACAGCAGATGGCATAGAAGTAGGATCAGTAATTACTGTAACATGTGATGATAACGATCATGGTTTACAAATTGGTTCAAGAATCAAATTAATTGGTATTGAAACAGTAGGATACAACGGAACATATACTGTAAATGATGTTATTGACGAGCGTACATTTCAAGTTTTAAACACTCTAAACAGACTAGGTGGAACAACAGCGACATTAAGTTTTGGCGCACAAATGTCAACATTCCAGTGGCATGGTGCAACAGTACGTTCAGGTGTGTTTGATGACCAAAATGGAATTTATTGGGAATATGACGGTACAAACTTATTATGCTGTCAACGTACTTCAACTAAACAAATTTCAGGTACAGGGGCAATAGTACCAGATACAAATACAGTAACAGGTACAAATACAAGATTTAGAGATCAATTAAAAGCAGGTGATAGAATTGTTATACGTGGTATGACACATGTTATTAGTGGCATTGCAACGCAAACATCAATGACAGTTACTCCAGACTATCGTGGTGTAAATGCCGCAGTAGGTACTAAAATATGTTTAGTTAGTGATAAGAAAATTAGACAAGCAGACTGGAACTTAGATAGAATGGACGGTACTGGTCCTAGCGGATACAACTTTGATCCTGCTAAGATGCAGATGATTGGGATTGAATATTCATGGTATGGTGCTGGTTTTATTGACTTTATGGTACGTGGTGCTGACGGTAACTTTGTATACGGACATAGAATTAGAAACTCTAACGTAAATACAGAAGCATATATGCGTTCAGGTAACTTACCTGTGCGTTATGAAATTACAAACGAAGGTCAAAATAGTAAATTATCAAGTGACATCGACGCAACACAAACTTCGATTCCGGTAGAAACTGTTGACTTCTTTCCTGATTCAGGTACAGTATACATAGATAACGAATTAATTAGTTTTACAGGAAGAGATGAATCAACTAACTCAATTACAGGATGTACAAGAGCCGCAACACTTACAAACTTCCAAGCAGGTGCGTCACGTAGTTATACAGCAGGCGATGCCGTTCAACACGATGCTAGAACAGGTGTAATTTTAATTAGTAATACATGTACACCACTTATATCACACTGGGGTAGTGCGTTTATTACAGACGGCGGCTTTGATGAAGACCGTGGTTATATTTTCTCTTACACAGAACAAGCACTAACAGTTACAAATGTTAGACAAACAGCATTTATGATTAGACTAGCACCAAGTGTTAGTAATGCTATTATTGGTGATTTAGGAGATAGAGAACTTCTAAACAGAGCGCAGTTGCTACTAAGTTCGCTAGAAGTTACATCAGAAGCAAACGCATCAGGTACTATTGTTATTGAAGGTATTTTAAATCCACAAAACTATCCTACTAACCCAGCATTGATTAGTTGGACTGGACTAAGTGGACTTGCACAAGGTGGACAACCAAGTTTTGCACAGATTGCATCAGGTGGTGGTATTACATGGTCAACTGGTGCTACAACAACCACAACAAATATTACTGCACAAGCAGGAGTTAATGCTATACTTGATTCAGGACAATATAGATCAAGAAACGGTAGTAGATATTTGTATGTAAGTGGTACTGATTACAGAGCAACATTTGGAACAGATAGTTTAAACCCAGTATTAGGTAAAGCAATTAGTGGAAGCAATATAAGATCAAACACAAGAGTTGATGGTGGATTTATATCTGCTACTTCTAATTATGGTTACTTGTTTTTATCACAAACACTAAGCGGAAACATTAACCAAAATACTTCAAATGCAATGACTATTACATCACATGGTACGTTAGAAAATTCTAACTTTGCATACATTAGTAAATCAAGTTGGGAAGCAAGTGGCGGTAGAGACGGCACACCAGTAAGTTCAACAAGTTCATCTCCAAGTTGGCCTGCCAACACAGTTATTAACAAAATTGAACTAGTAGACTTTGCTGGTACAGAATATTACTTAATTGAATTTAACAATGCCGCTAGTGGAGATTTGACAGCAGGTTCAGGTACAATTACACTTGAATTTAGTTCACCACCGTACGGACAACCGGGTGAAACAGTTCTATCATTTATTGCACAACCAGGCGCCCGTGCTGACTTAGATTTATCTCAGTTGAAAGAACTTACAAATACTACATTAGGTGGTAGAGGTACGTTTCCAAATGGTCCAGATGTATTAGCAATTAACGTATTTAAAACTACTGGCACAGATGTTGAAGCCAACATCATTCTACGTTGGTCAGAGGCTCAAGCGTAAAGATTAAAGTTTACAATACAACGGGGATTATCTGTTGGAAACCCACCTGAGTGAAAAGTATTTCCGTCAAATAGAACTATGCGTCCTTTTTTAGGTGAAACACGTTTAATGATTTCTTTGTTTTTAAAGAATACTGTATCTCCGTCGCTGTCGTTGACATAATAAATTAGACCTAAATGTTCTTCTGGTCTGTCTGTATGAGGAGCATAGTATTCAAGTTTTGTTTTATGCGGTACTGTTATAAAAAGTCTTGCCGCTATAATATCTATAAAATTTATATTTAATTTTGAACACACAACTTGAGGTATTTTACTAAAGTTGCCATAATGTTCTGTAAGTTTAGTACTGCTTTTGAAAACATGTTCAAAACTAATAGGTATTGAATCGCCTTCAAAAGCAGTAGGTTCGTACTTGCATACTAACGGTAGCATGGCATTAACATTCACACTACCAAATACAAGCATATGATAATAATCTTGTAATTCTTGAGATACTAAGTTATCTTCTACAATTATCATTAATGTGCAGTTTCTAAATAGTCTACAAATGCGGCTAAGTTATCAAACACTAAGCACTTCTTTTTAATATCACGATATGAAAAACGTTTCATAACTAATTCTTCTGTTTCTTTACCATGACCTGTGCGTATAATTACTGGAATAGCACCAATCTTCATAGCGGCTTTTAAATCACGAAGTCTATCGCCAGCATAGTAACCTTTGTTAAATTTTACATGAGGTACTTCTTTTTCACAACGCTTAAACATTCCTGCATTTGGTTTTGCATACATATCAGTTTTATGACTACTTGCACTATAATATAAACCGTCTATACTTGGACATCCTGCTTTACCTAGTTCTTCAAACATGTGATTATGTACTTTTTCAACATCTTCTTCGGTATAGATACCTTTTTCAATACCGCCTTGGTTCGTAATAATAACTATTTTGTGTCCAAGTTTGCGTAGTTTAACTATTGCTTCTAAACTACCTTCTTCAAATTCCCAGTCATCTACTTTGTAAACATAATCTCCAATGTCTACATTAATAACACCATCTCTATCTAAACCAACTACACACTTTGGTGCAATATAATCTGGTTTATAAAAGTCGACATTAACATCGTCACTCCATACTATCTTCGGATTGCTCATTTGCTACTTTTCCTTTTAATTCTTCCATTAAGCCTTCCTGACTATCACCAGGTATAAGCCTATAATTGTCTTCCACACTATCAGCAGTACTTACTTCAGTAATACTACTGTTGTCTTCAAGTGCTTCTAATTGATGTGGCAATAAAGGTTTATTGCGCCACGTCATTCCTTGTGTAAGTGTTTGACTAAACAGTGTTGCAGTTTTAGTATCAATCCATCTTACAATAAAACTTCCTTCATTTACAAACCATGATTCGTCTTTTTCTTTATGGAAGTGCATACTAAATTTATTACCTTTTTTAGTAAACACCATCATTTTACCACAATATAAATCATTGGTAGCCCAAATTAATTCAAAGCCCCAGCCTTTATCTACTTTACCGTCTAATCGTTCCATGTTTCTATCCACTCCTTAGGTGTAGTAAATTTATACTCACCGATTGTACCTAGTAACTTTGTATTGTCACTACACGTATATTTTTGATATTGTCCTTTTAATGCACTAGGCATTGGTATAGGTTCTACTGTTGCATTATACTTACTAGCAATATCACTAGCAATTGAACCAAAACTAGTTGTGTCTCCGGTACCTACATTCCATATACCCATTTCATCTATATGCATCATTTTTTCAATAATTTTACATACATCACCAACGTAAATAAAGTCACGCAAGTATTCGTTACTTCCTTCAAAAGGATGCACTTTGCCTGTTTCTTTTGCTTGTTTTTTAAATTTATGAAACACACTCATTTGATCGCCCTTGTGTTCTTCATGTTCTCCGTATACATTAAAGAAACGCAATCCTTTAATATTACATTTATAATCTTCCCATGATAACATTTCTACACTACGATCAAACAAATATTTTGACCACGAATATGGACTTTGTGGTTGCTTAGGAGCATCTTCATTGAACTGTTGCCCATCTCCGTATACACTAGCACTTGATGCATAAATTAAATCAATACCTTGCATGTCACATACTTGCATTAGTCTATGACTAAAGTCTAAGTTTTGCTTTAAGACTTTTTCAACATCACGTTCTGTTGTACTTGATATTGCTCCCATATGTATAACTTTATCAAATTGACTACAATCAGGTACTACATTTTCTATAAAATCATATTCAGCAATACCATGTCCCTTGCTCATTAGGTATTTTTTTAAATTCTTTGCTATAAATCCGTCAGGACCTGTAATTAATATTTTTAGTTTATCACTCATTTATTTTCTCTAATATACTTGTAGTTGAAAAGTCTTCAACTGTAGGAACAATGTATACGCTAGTTAAGTCGTGTCCTACTACTTGGTTAACTTTATAATCTCCACCCTTTACAATTAAGGTTGGCTTTAGTGATTTAATTAAATTGTATGGCGTGTCTTCACTAAACACAATAACTTCGTCTACCCAAGATAAAATTTCTAATTGTTTTTTACGTATTTCTACAGGATTAATTGGCCTATTATTGCCTTTTAATCTTTTAACACTATTGTCATCATTAAGACCTACAATAAGTTTATCACCTTTTTCTTTAGCCGCTTTTAATAATTCAAAATGTCCTGTATGCAATATATCAAAACACCCGTTAGTAAACACAATAGTATTTTCTAAATCCTCTTTATTAAGAATATATGTGCCAACATGTTTTACACTTTCGGTAGACCCTTTTGTTGCTATTTCTAAACAGCGTTTATAACTATAACCTTTTGTAAGAGCATATACAAAGCCTGCTAAAAAACAATCTCCTGCGCCTGTTACATCAGCAACTTCTACAGCATCTACTTCAATCTCATAGTTTTTACCATCAATTTGTGCAATAATTTCTTCGCCTGCATTAGTTGTAATAATATTACCCTGCCATTCGCCAAATCCTAAGTCATGAAATTCACTGTAGTTGGGTTTTACTAACCAAGCATTTTCATAGAACCAAGCATTTTCTTTTGGGTCAACAATTATCTTACACTCAAATGTATTAATATGTTTAATAATATCTTTTGCTTCGTCTAGTACACCTTTGTTATAATCACTTAGCACAACATAGTCGTATTGAGAAAAATTAGTTTCTTGCACTTGTTTTAAAACTTCTGTTCCGTTTGCCTGTGCATCATCATCAATACGTGTAACATAATGTCCGTCACAAATTATTCTAGTTTTAACACTAACTTTACCTTGTGTTTCAAACAGATCGACATCAACACCTAAACTTTTTAAGTTTTCGTATACAAGACCTGCACCGCCTCTTGTTTCTTTTTCTTCGATATATGTAATTACAGGCACTGGTGCTTCAGGACTAATTCGCGAACTAGTGCCATACACATACTTGTCAATTATTACATCTCCGATTACTAAGACTTTCATATTTTATTATAACTTACTATCTAATCTTTGTCAAGTAAATTTAAAACTTTTGTTACAGTTTCTAACTTACTTTGATTAATTTTACTTTGTAAGGTATTGCGTAAGCCATGATGCAACGGCTTAGGCCAACTACCATTATTGACCCAGGCATACCCATCATGCTCTGCATTTAATTTAGGAATAAATTCTTGTTTTACTGCACACAAATATGTATGAAATTGAAATTGATGATCAGTTGAAATAAAAGTTTCTAACGGAATTGTTTTTTCTATTTTAGGTAAAAATCCTAATTCTTCTTTAATTTCTCTTTTTAAAACTTCCCATGGAGTTTCTTTACCTTCTCCAGTGCCACCAACTAACCCCCATTGGTTTTTAGTCTTACCTTGAGTACGATGTAATAAAAGAAAACGCTTTGTATTGAGACTGTAGAACAGAGTTCCACTGCAAATTATCTTGTTCATAAAAATAATTAGCCGTTGAGAGCGATTCGCCAGGTACCTTTTGGATATAATCCCTCAACACTTAATAACCATTCTTCGCCGTCCCAGCGATATTGAATGCCTGTTTTTAGATTAGTTGTATATGTAACTGCTTTAGTTGTAGATGCTGTAAACACAACTTCCCATTTTATACCATTCCATTCAACGATATCGTTGCGTTTAGCAACTAGATCTTCGTTTGCTGTGCCTTTCCATGCATCAGCACCATCATAGTTATCTTCGTCACCAATATCATTTAACAATAATATTCTACCACCTAAACCTTTCATTACTGATGTTGGTACAGTTTTTTGTGGATCAATAATGTAATCAATAGTTGTCCATTGATTATTGTTTCTAGTAGGACCTTGGATAATAGTATTACTTGGAAATGTATCGTCATCCCAATCAATAACTAATTGTGATTCATCCATAGGATTCATACTAATTGTACCAGTAATTTCGTGTGTTTCTTCATTAAGTTTTGTAAAGTAAATTCTACTAATACCGTCTTGATATTGTCCAGGATGTGATTCTAATATTTGTCTCCAATTAGTAGCACCTACTATACCGCGACTTTCTATTTGTGCTAATGTGCCCTGTACATATATACCGTAATCTTGATAATTAGTTCCAACTACATGTTTAGCCGCCGTAGTTTCAACTGAACGATTTCCGTCTTTGTCTACTACCCCAGATACAATGCTATCATCATGTGAATTAAGTGTTGGCATACTTAATCCTAAGTCTAATGTTCCTGTATTTTCATCAAAAATACTTGTTATAATGTTTGTAATTACGCCAAGTCTTTTAACTTTAACTGGCGGACTAATATAAATTGGTGTACTAAATGTTAGTGTCGAAACATCAATTTCACTATCAACGCCTACAGGTACACTTCTTGAACTCCAAGTAACACTATCTAACATAACCGCAGTTAGACTAGTCCAGTCAATATAATTATCTGTAGTTTGTAATTCTAAACTAGGATTAAACAATACTAATATTTGTTCTAATATTTGTAATTTCATATCAGTATTAGTTGACCAAATATCACAATTAAATGTTAACTTGTATGGTGTAGGCATTAAACGTTCAACAGTATAGTTTTTACCTTCGTAATTTAAATACTCTTTGCCTTGGGTATCATATGCACGTTCTCTAATATTAACTTTACTAACATAACTAGCATCACTTGTTCGTTCTCTATCTATTTCCATGCCAGTTACATGCACAGCAATACGTGGTGCACTAGGTATTTTGTTTTCAGTATTATCACGTATAATATTTGCAACCTGACGTGTAAGATCACCGTATGTTACAGGTATTTGTGTTAAATTTCCCTTACCGTCTTTGACCGAAAAGTTACTCATTAGTCTTACCATTTGAGTAACATACCGTCTTACTTGACCATCATAAAAATGTTCCATTAGTTATCCGCCTTTGGACGTAGTGCCTTTGAAAGACTTTGTTTCTCTTTAACTGTTTCGCCACCAATTTGTGATTGTGCTGGGTTATTAATAAATGTAGTTTTTTGTGTATTACGTGTATCAGTATTTGTAAGGTCAACACGTATACCGTCTTGCATTTTAATCCAACGGTTGTTATTGTACTTAAATAATCTTTTAGGTGAATAATCTGTTCTCATAAAGTAATCTCCATCAACTGGTGTAGTTGGAAAACTAATACCCATTCCGTATGGAGCACCATTATTGCCTTCAACTCCTAGTAAGTATCCTTGATAACCTGATCTATCAGGTCGATCACTTATATCGCCTGCTTGAACGCCTATGTTACTTGCATCTATTTCAGTTTCGTCAGCAGTTTTTAATGCAACAGTTCCATCATCATTAGTTGCTAGTGTATAATAGTGTCCTGTATCATAACCTGACTTAGGAGCATCTGCTTCTGCTTGTGCAATTACTGCGTCATTAATTTGCATTTCTTTTTCGTAGGTTGATAATACATCACGTAATGTATCACTTGAACCTTCTTGTGCTGGTAAATCTAATATTTCTTTAAACTCTTGACTGTCAACAATTTGTTTCAATTTTATTCTATATAAATGTGGATACCATGTAGGAGAAAATCCTTCTGCGGCTCTGTTTACATCTTCAACAACGTAAAATCTTTTTAATGCTACACTGTGATCGTTAAGAGCGTGTTCATCTTTTAAATGAGGAAGTTCAATTACGTCCCCTGATATAATTTTTCTGCCCAACGTTTTAACACTTCCGTTAATTGGAATAGTCATAAACAAAGTATCATTTTGTAAAAATAAACCAAATTGACTCATATCAAAATCGATATCTTGTACATTATAGATACCACGCATTGTATAAATGTCTGGATCGTATTTTCT